TAGTGGCTAATGCTGTTCAGTCAATTGGCGGACTAACTCCTGCTTTGTCAAGTGCATTGGCTAGCTACTATAATACTTCTACAGATAACATTGGGCAACAATATCAAGCACTAACAGCTCCAGCTCCAGCTCCTATTTCAACTCCAGCTCCAGCTCCAACTCCAGCTCCAGCTCCAGCTCCTATTTCAACTCCAGCTCCAGCTCCAGCTCCTTTAAGTTCACCTATTTATACAAGCCCTGCACAAGTATTAAATGGATTACAAAGTGGCGCATTAAATCAAAATACCGTGGAAGGCGCTCTTCAACAAGTTAATCAATCAAGTGTTCCTTTTACAACTGCATCTCAAGTTTTAACAGGATTACAAAGTGGTGTTTTAAACCCTACAAATGTTGGAGATGCTTTAGGTCAAGTTGCAAGAGTAGGTGGAAATACAGCTAACCCACAAACAATTCTTGGTTCAAACCCTTTGAGCCTTGAATCCATGGCTATAAACCAAGGTATTACCAATGCACAAGGTGCTGTCCCTATCCCATATTCAAGTTCATTGGCACCTGCAACAGTCAATGATCCAAATACAACATTTAATTCTGCATACAATGCTATTCAATATGGGAACACACGGGTCACAATGATTGATGATCCTAGTCAAGAGTCAGGTGGGCAAAGACTTGGTTTAGTTGATTCTAAAGGTAACCCATTAGGTTTTGACAATGTTGTGCCACTTGACTTGTCAAAAGGCATATATGCCGCACAAATGTCATCAGGCGGAGGAACTATTAACACAGTTATCAGTGTTAATCCAATCACAGGTCGTGTTAATCCAATTTATGATTATCAAAAACAAATAGCTGATGTGTATCAAAAAGGGCAAAACCCTGGAATGATTGGTCAATTAGGTCAAGCCATTGGGTCATTTGGCTTACCTGCGCAAATTGCAATGGCAATAGCATTAAACTATTTCCTTCCTGGTGCAGGTGCACTCGGAGAATCAATAACAGGTGCTGGCGCAACTACAGCCACTGCTCTTACTGTAGGTGGAGCCGCCATTGGTGCTACAAATGGTGCAATATTCGCAGCAATGAATGGTGGCGATATAGTCCATGGGGCAGTTAATGGTGCAGTCACGGGTGGTGCCGGTGCAAATATAGGCCAATGGGTTGACAAATTAGTTGATACTAAAGGTATTGCTGCATCATTAGGGGGAACATTCTCGCCACAGCAAGTACAAAATATTATTGGTTCTGCAGTCACTAAGTCTATAAGCATGGCAACAGCATCAGGTGATACAAGTCATATTTTAGACAATTTATTTACAGGGTTGGTCACATCAGGCTTAGGCACATTTGCATCAAACCAAATTCTTGATAATTTTGCAAATCAGTTTGATGCTAAAACACTTAAAATAATTGCACAAACTGCAGGAACCATAACAAGTGCTGCCACTGGTGCGTCAATTGCATCAGGCGGTGATAAGACTGCCGTTAGTAATGCAATCTTATCATCAGGCATTACATCATTAGCAAATAGTGCATTAAAGCCTGATAAAACTGTAAGCACACCTTCAGGCGTAAATATTATTAAAGCATCTGATACAGGTGCTTTAAATTCTAGTCAGTTAGCAGACATTAAGTCAGATGCAGGTGTGTACTCAGATGCCACACCGGGCACAACAACTAGGCTGTCTGATGGTACACCTGGTGTGGTATTAGACAATGGAAAAGTTGTGTCATTCACAGATCTTAGAAATGCTGCAGTGTCAGGTCAGCCTATTTCAATTGATGGAATGGTGCAAACAGGGACAATGTTAGATACAATTAAGGGTTTATTTAGCTCGCCTTCAGCGGCAACAACAGCACCATCAACGCCTGCAAAAATCTCTGTTCCGACAACTGCAGCAGGCATACCACAAGTTGACGCAAGTGATGTGAAGATATGGGATTCACCTGCCATGCAGCCTGTTCAGCAAGGTGAAAAAATCACAAGTCAATATGTGGCTGACGGTAATCCAAGAACTACTGTTGTAGGCACAACACCTGATGGGGTGCGATATAGTTATGACTTAGTTTATGACACTGAAACAGGTAAAGTAACGCAAGAAACTTCATCAGTGTCACCTGATAATACTACTTTTACAACAACAGTTAAGAAAACGCCTGTGGCATTTGTGGATGGTGCACAACCGACTATTGTTTCTAAAACACCTACTGCAACGAATATCCCAGCTGGTTCAATATCAGCAGCTATACCAACCACAAATTCAACAACACTTAAAGTTCCTGGGACAACTACTCAATTAACGGATTCAAGAGTACCTAGTACACCGGCAGCCCCTAGTAATAGTGTAGTTGCAAGTAATGGAGCTGACCCATTAAGTTTAGTTCCTGGGAATAATCTTATACCGGGTAATTACATTCCTACGACGCCTTCTGTGGCCCCTTCTGGTCCTGTATTTACACAGCCCATAACACCTATATCAAACAACACAACTACGTCTACTGCACCACCTGTGCCACCTGCACCGGCTAAACCACCTACACCACCTGCTGCATATGTGCCACCTGCTGCATATGTGCCACCTGTAGTAGTTGTGCCACCTGTTACAGCTGTGCCACCTGCTGATCCAACACCTTCTACAGCTACAGCTACGGCATCTCCAACAATACCTGCGACAATTCCAAAAACAACGCCTACCACATCATCTGGGTCTACAGTTTCAAGTGGTTCATCATCAACTACTACAGGTGCTCTTCCTGCATCGCTTATTGCATCAGTCTTAGCAGGCGTTCCAGTATCAGAAAGATCAAAAATCATGCAAGAACTTAAACAACTTTACCCTGAATTAGCACATTTAGACCCTAAAATACTAGGGCTACTAAGTGGTAGATCATCCGCAAAAGCAGGGTTAGACATGGCTCAGAGTGGTGTGTCTATGTTAGGCACAGGGACTGACAAAAACTCCATGATCCCTGCATATAATCCTTACACATCTCAAACAAGTTTGTATAATCCTGCTATGAAAAGCCCTTTAATGCAAGGGGATTTTAATGCTCTTGCAAGTGCTGGGTTACAGACAATGTCTGGTCAGCAAGGTGCACTCCCTACGTATAAAAAAGGTGGCCATGTCGATCATGTCCCAGAATTCATAACAGGTAATACTGGGCATTATGTTAAAGGCAAAGGTGATGGCCAATCTGATGACATTCCTGCAATGCTTGCTGATGGTGAATATGTATTTGATGCAGATACTGTTGCATCTCTAGGCAACGGCTCATCTGATGCAGGTGCTAAATATCTTGATAAAATGCGTGAATCAATTAGAAAGCACAATAGGTCTGCACCTGCACATAAAATTCCGCCTAAGGCAAAATCGCCCTTAGAATATTTGAAAGGTATTTAATTATGGCACTTCCAATAACAACAACCATCCCTTCACTTACAGCACCGGCTACAACAATTACGCCTGGGACACCTACGGCAACAGCACCAACATACCTTAAAGATATAGTGTCACCAGGCTTTACTGCACCTCCTGATCTAGGAGTAACAACAGGTGCTCAAGTAGGTGGGACATTTACACAAGGTGGTGCATTACCTAACATTACTACATCACAAGAACAAGCAACTGCAGCGCCAACGTTCTATACAGATTACTTAAACCAACTGGCAAAACAAGGCACGAATGCTGTAAGTAGTGCTGGATACGTAGGGCCGACTGATTTGCAAAAAGCTGCATTCACTCAAACAGGTTCTAATGTAGGTAATTACATTCCTACGCTTAATGCAGCTACTGGGTTAGCACAATCTGCAGGCGGTGATATATCCGGGTCTATTGACAATTTTTACAATAAATACAATACTAATGTAGTGGATGCCATTGGTAATTTAGGCAATGCCAATATTGCTCAGAATTTAGCACCACAAGCAAATGCAGGTGTTGTAGGCTCAGGAGGCTTTGGGTCACAAAGAGGAACGCAAGCTTTAGGCGAAGTTTTGGCAAATGCCGGATTGGCGATTACAGGTCAGCAAGCAGCAGCTAAACAAGCAGGATGGCAACAAGCATTGCAAGCTGCGCAACAACAAGCACAACAACAACTTGGTGCCTCACAACAATTAGGAAACCTTGCATCATCTACGCAGGGATTAGGCATGGGTGATGTTAATGCATTGGCTACCATTGGTGGTCAACAGCAAACCATTGCGCAGAATAAAGAGCTATTTCCAATGCAGCAGTTGACTAATGCGTCACAGTTGTTAAAAGGTTATACAATACCTACATCGGTTTCATCAAGTTATACAGGTCCTATTCCTGGAGCTTATGCGGCATCACCATTGCAACAAATTGCAGGTCTTGGCACATTAGCTGCAGGTATTGGACAAACAGATCTAGGCAAATCAATGGGCACAGGCATATCAAACTTATTTAAAGGTCTTACAAATGCAGCGCCTGATAATTCACAGTATGTAGGCTTAAATGGAAATGGTACTGCAATATACTGGGATGCTAAATCAAATGGTTATGTAGACCAAACAGGTAAAGCAGTTGCAAGTACTGGGTGGGACGACTAGACTTATATAAGGGATAACACATGGCACTTCCAATTGTTGCAGGTGGTGATCAAGATGCAGCCGCTAAATACAACGAAGCAATTAACAATGCTCTTTCGGCGCTTACTGCTAGATCACAGCCAAACTTATTCTCTGTTGCAGGCGAGCTATTAGACCCAGGTCGAACAGGCAGCGCATTTGAAGGGTTTGGTAGAGCAGGCAAAGAGCTAGGTAGGCAGCAACAATATCATGAGCAACAAGCACCTCAATTAGCAATGATGAAAGCTACATTGGCTGGTCAGCAGTATGAAATTGCCAATCAAAATAAAGCATTAGGCATGTTAGCACCTTATATGGGCGTGTCATCAGCGCAAGAAGTGTCGGATAAGATTTCATCTGGCAATATGCCACCTAATCTAGTTGATTCAATTCCTGGTTCAATGATGCCTTTACTTAGCTCATTACATCCTAAGTTAGCAGAGGGCTTAAACAAAGGCTTTATGCAAGATGTAGAGAAGAAGAAATTACAGCATCAAGTAAACGAACTTGATCTTAAGACTAAAGAATTTGGGCTTAAAGAGAAGGGCTTCGACTTTGATCTAGGTAAGATATTGATTAATGAAGGGCCTGAAGCTTTGAATTTAATTAAGCGAGTAATCAGCCCTGATAAACCTGAGTTTCCTAAACTTGTTATACCTTTACCTGTGCCATCAGGCAGAATTTCTAGTACGTACGGTCCTAGAAATAACCCTTTTGACTCAAGTAAGAAAGAATTCCACAGCGGGATTGATATTGCTGCCAGCGAAGGCTCACCTGTGAATGCTATATTCCCAGGCAAAGTTGTGTCTGTTGGTCCAATGGGCGATTATGGAAATCGTGTTGAAATTCGCCATAATGATGGGTCAACTTCATACTATGCACATTTAAAAGATGCAATAGTTAAGTTGCATGATGTGATTACGCCTAATCAACAAATTGGTACAGTGGGGCAATCAGGTAGAACAACAGGTTCACATGTAGAGTTTGGTTTGCACGCCAATGGTAAGTCAATTGATCCTACATCTCTTTTTACGTTTGGTAACCAACCTGCACAAACAGTTACAACCCCTAAAGTAGCTTCAGCAGAATCAAAACCACCTTTACCTTTGGGCTCGCCAGCAACTGACTTAGACAGCTTACCATTATCAAAAGCAACTGATCTTAAAGTAAAAAGACTTGAGCAATCAGATAAGCTTTGGGATGATCATGTGTCTGATATTATTTCAGCAACGCCAATGTTATTAAATAGACAAAATAAGCAAATCGAAGAAGTGATGAATATTGCTAAAAAGACGCCGCAAATATTTAACATACTTGGCCAATCAACATGGTGGGCAGGCATGAAAGAAGCAATTGATCAAGGTATTCAAATAGGTAGGTTTGGATCTATATCACTTCCAATTCAACGATTTAACGAAATTTCAACACTAACTAAAGATGAGAGAAAAGATTTAATTACAGTGCAAAGAAATTTAGGCGACATCTATTTGTCAAGCATTAAAGAACGCGGCAAAGTCTTAGGCAGTAATCCAACAAACTTTGAAGATCGCCTATATAAAGTGCCAATGGCATCTGAAAAAGATCCTTCCATATCAGTGCTTGATTGGGGTGCTAAGCATTTGTTGTACAATCGTGCAAAACTTTCTTTGTTTGATGCATATAAGCCTTATGCACAAAATCCTAATCTAGGAGCAAACTATTTCTTTACGGATAATAAGTCCCCATACAACACAATTCTTGAGAACTATAATAAGTTCTATGATCAACTCAGCACAAAGTAGGTGACACATGGCAGAAAAAGCTAATAACGATCCATTTTTAAATCCAAACTCATTACTTTCTGATGTGCACCCTGCATTAGCTGATCTTCCTGCAATTAACACCGTAGGTGCAACCACAACTAATCAAGCGCCTCCTCCACCTGCCGCTACTAATCTTGATCCTTCACAATTTGGATTGATTGGCGGTGGTGCAGGATTAGCTGCTTCAAGAATGCCGATGGCTGCTGCCACACCTTCTGTCCCTGTAATGGCTGCAAATGCAAATGCTGCAGGATCTTCAGCAACTGCACAAGAGATGATGGCTGATCTTGTTAAAAGGCAGTTAATGCACAATGAGCAACTATCTTCAATACAACAAGCAATGCAAACCACTGGTCAAATGCATGAGCAACACGTGGGCAATTTAGCTAATGCAACACAAGCCGCAAAACAATTAAATGCTATGCCGCCTATGCCTACGCCAGGTGATAATTGGGCTGTTGGTAGTGAAGCCAAAGGAACAGTTGGTGGTGTCACTGGTAGTATGGGACCTGGGGGTGAATCAGTTGCTGAAGCAAGCAGAAATTATCGTATGCAGCAAGGCAATAAAGAATTTAAAGGTCAAGGACTAAAAGGTGATGAAGGTGCTAAATATAGAGTAAATCGCTATGGCATTATTGAACCTAACCGTGATGTGCCGCTTACAATTCCGCAAGAAGCCGCACAAAAAGCTTATTTAGATGCGCAACAAAGAGTTGCTGAAACAGAAGCTAAATTAAAAGAACTTATAGCTGAACATGACAAACTACGTAAAGAAGGGCCTTATAGTCGACAACATGATGAGGCTGTTTCAAGACAAAAAGCTAAAGTTGCAGGGTTAAAAAAAGAAGCTGCGCTATTAGCTGAACAAGCAAGTAAAGAAGGCGTGATTTCTAAGCTTGGACGAGTTTTAGGTAAAGCAGGTCCTGTAATGGGAGGTGCATCTGCAGGATATCAACTTGCTGAAGCCATCAATGAAGGTAAACGCGGTGATTATATTCCCGCGGCTATACACGGTCTATCAGGCTTAGGCAGTGCAGCTATGCTAATACCGCATGGATTTACCAGAGGATTAGGTGCACTAGCAACAATACCAGGTGTGGCTTATGATGCTTATACAGAATACAATAAGCCGGCACCATTAACTACTAAGTAAACGCTGGTCATCAGTTTGCATATTTAATTTTTACAATAAAATTACGATAATGCCTAACACTTCTGTTAAGTGCCTGCTTCCTAATATTATAGTTTTTGCAAACATCAACTTGACGTTCCATTTTTACTACAACATTACTTAACGCAAAAAGTGTTGACTCAGACCAATTAGCATGACTATCTTTAAATTGCTGAAATAAAAATTTACGCTCTTTTACTTTAAGCAATTGTAGATCTTCATAGATAGTTTTCCATCGTTTCATATATGTCTCTTTTCAATAGCATCCATTTGTGTTAACAAAGATTCACGTATTTGCAAATAAGACTCACCGCCTGGAAATTCATCTCTAGGCCGCTTATAAACAAATTGTTCTTCACACCAATTGAAATTGTCATTCTTTGCATTTGGTGGGAATATATTTGTTTTACCTTTACCGCATTGCTTCTGATAGAAAGCATCTGATTTCCTGAAGTCAACTAATCCCTTAAGGAACGGGTAGATCTTCAATATTTCAAGCCATAACTTCATTGCAATAACGTTATCTACCGTGGTTTGAATCTGTTCATCACCGCGCATAATGCAGTATCCCATAAGATCTTTAATAGTACAACGAACCATATAAAAATGTTCGAAATTCCTAGGCATAATAGTACGAGCATCAAGGCCATGGACTTCACCGCTGTCAAGCATATCCATGTAAAGATCACGAGCTGCATTAGTAACGCTTTGGTAACGTTCATAGAAGTCCTTATTTGCCATGATTGAAGGTTTAACCATCACATGGTCATCACGCATATCCCTGTCGCTACAAACTTGAGCTGAAAAGCTAAACAATCTATGGCGAATCAAATGCGTGGTGTCCACCATATCCATGCCATTAACTGTCCATGTAATATTGATGGTTTCCATTGCAGTTGGCAGTAATTCAAATCTAAATAACTCATCCACTGTTTGATCAATATCTTCTTCGGCAAATGTGTACTGAAGTTTATCATTCCATGTATTCATTAAGAATACGGAAATTATTTTCCTAAATTCAGGAATAGATGGCGCACCTACTATCTTTACATTGATATTTTCTAACTGATTCATGAAGTTTATTGGGTCCGGTTTCTTATGAAACTTGATTTCCGTGTGCATCTTCTGTAGATTTGGCATCTGATCTTTATTGACTTTTGGCATTGTTTTCCCCTTGAAGTGTTGTTAAATGAATTTCCACTAACCTTGCATAACCTGCAATATCTACCCAACTATCTATGTGGTCTGGTGTAATAGCCAGCCTAGATAATTTCATAACGATCTTTGAAAAGAATAAATAGTACTCCATAGGTAATGATTCACCATGATGGGATTCATACCTAGCACATATTT